GAGGTCATAGCAGATAATACTGCTAGTGGAACTGTTACAGCTACATCTTCTGATACAGATACTTGGGATAGTCTTTCCAATCTAGAAGTACCAGAAGGATGTACAATATACGGCAGGTGGTCTGCTGTTACAATCGGTTCTGGAGATACTGCAATAGTATACAGGGGTTAATATGAAAAATAATAGGGGGAATTCACTTGCTGAGTTCGCTGTTACCATGGCTCTCATGGCTACTTTGGCTACTACCGCCGCTCCTGCTTTTAGCCGTATCGGTGAAAGTGCTAAGGCAAAGCAGACCAAGAGAAATCTTGAGACGATTGCTGGAGCCGCTAGAACTTGGTATAATCGTCAGGTTGAAGTTGTTGGTATGGGAACATTCCCATCTCAGGCACATAGGGAAGATGATGTTGGTGACATTATTGATACTAATGATAATCGCAGGATTGAGAAATCTGATATAGAATTATCTACATTCATTCCAGTGTGGGCTGATACTGTATTCTTACATCAGTTTGATAACGATACTATATCCTCTCCATATCAGAATGGTAAATATCATTTTGGTGTATTAGGAGGTTCAGGTACTGGCGATAATATCGTGAGTCCTATATTCGTAGTTGTTGATACTGAGAATGCAATAGATTTCAATTTCTATTTTAAACCGTAGGTAAGATATGCGTATAGAGAATCTATTAGAACAGATAGAAATGATTCGTCTCCTAGATGGACTTGATAGGGATATGAATTATGGTCAGTTGCCAGAATATCTACTTGAAGATAGAACTCCTGAGCGTGGTGTCCAGAGTAGGGATAGTATGTTTAATAATCAAGGAGTGACTATGTCCATAGGTCATGGTGGTGGCCCGAGTGCTGAACAGATAGATTTACCATACGCAGATAAGCCAGTACAAGAGGAGATACCAGTTACGTTCTCTGATTTCTTTAATGGTAATCCAACGTATGAATATCAGCCATCGTTAATGCTACCTAAGCGTGATGAAATTGATGGGTGATGTTAAGCCAAAGACTGCTAGAAGTTATAGAGCATCTGTCGTGGGTGACAATACTGTTATTAGCCTTAACATTAAGTGGCTTGTTCAAGTGCTTGTGGTTGTCGCTGGAATTGTCTATGGATACTTACAGATTGAGAACCGCATTGGAGAACTCGAGCGTGGGATGGGATTTGCTAACGAAGAAATTGCAGACCTTGTATCCAAGCATATAGAAGAAGAAGAATTAAGGTATATTGAGATGGAAAAACAATTACAATGGTATCAGAAAGAATTAAATTTAAATCCATTAAGTTGGGGAAAGCGTAAAAAGAAGTAATGGAATTTATGGATATGTATGCAGAATATGGAGCGATGGGAGTTGTGGTTGCTCTTTTTATATATGGTTATGTAAAGCAAGGTAAGGTTGCAGATAAGCAGGCTGAAGCCTTGGATAGACTTGACGTAGAGAACAAGGGTCAATCAGTAAAGATAAACAATATTGAAGGTATTATAATAAAATTCTTAGATAGATGGAATCAGTCTGATAATACACGAGACAGAAGACATGAGGATTTAGTAAAGGAAATTAACGAGCTTTCAGATGTTATGATGGAAGTCAAAGGAAGTGTTAGTAGGATTAATGGGAAATGATAAAAGACAAATGGAGTGCAATTATTATGTCATGGCTTATAGCCATATTTATCCTGATGCCGTTGCGACAAGCATCTCCGATTGCTTTTTACATAGTATGTGCAATACTTCTATGGGTAGCGATATACAGATTAAATATGAAAGGTAAATAATGGATTCACTGAAAGTAGCAGGAGTCAGTTTGGCAAACTATGGTCTATCTTTGACGGCTATGTCGTTAGCTCTACAATGTGTAGTAGCTGTCATGAGTATTATATATTTAACTTACAAAATAAAGAAGATAAGGAGAGAATCATAATGGAATGGTTATCAGATAATTGGGAGTGGGTAATGCTTGCTTTCGTTGTATTAGAAAAGGTTGTGAAACTCAGCCCATCAGATAAGGATGATATCATGGTTGATGTTTTGTTTCAAGGTTTATCTAAAATGGTTGGTAAAGGGAAGGAGGAAGAATGAGCGTATTCAGTAAATATATTCAGAGACAAATCAAGAAAAAAGGTTTGACTGGGATTGTGATGTATGTTGTTAGGCAATATGTCAAAATGACCTCATCTAAAAAAGATGATGAGATGCTTGCAGAATTTGAATCTTTGGGTATTGAAAAATTGTTTAAGAAATTTGAAGGAATTTGAATAATGACATTTGAAGAAATAATGAAACATGTCTTCGAGAAGGAAGGCGGATATGTGAATGACCCTAAAGACCCTGGCGGAGAGACCAAGTATGGAATCTCAAAGGGCGCATATCCAGACCTTGATATAAAATCATTGACAAAGGATGATGCTAAGAAGATATATATGGATGATTATTGGAAGCCGTCAAAGGCTGAGAGTGTACCCAGTAACTTAAGAGGTATATACTTTGATATGTGTGTTAACTTTGGAATACGTGGAGCTGGAAGAGTACTACAAAGAGCCTGTAACGGTAGGAATAAAAGAAAGATTGCTGTTGATGGCAGAGTAGGAAAGAATACAGTCTCGGCTTGCAAGGGCTTGGAGCCAGATAGGCTACGTGCTTACAGGGTTCTTAAATTCGCATACATTGTATATAAGAATATGGAGATGGAGAAGTTCTGGTATGGTTGGTATAGAAGGGCACTGGAGGTTTAATGCCTAAACAGTATTATACTATAAGAAGTTTTGCCAAGGGAATGAATACACGAAGAGACCCAAGGGATATAGCTGAGGATGAGGCTCAATTCATTGAGAATATGTCCATAGACTCACTTGGTAAAATTAAAAGTGCTGGTTCGTTGTATGGACACAATGTAAATCATATTGGGAGTGGTACTACTGGTGTAGGTGATGGTAAGTATATTGCTGTTAGAGGTGGTGAAAATGCTGATGTGGCTGTTATCAATGGCTCAGGAGGGTATAACCTTTTTTACTTTGAATCAGACCATAGTGCTTTATCAGAGAATTTTATAACAACAACTGATGGTACTGCTACTCTCAACATTGGGTCGGATGATGGAGAGATATCATTTGGTAATCCATCAACTCTAGCAAATTCTGGAGTAGGGGAAGCTGGAGCACCAGAGGAAGGTTCGCCTAGATAATGGCTGTACCAACATTACAACACATGAAATTAAAAGATGGAACTGATTCTGGTGCGACCACTATATATACATCAGGACTTATAAAAATTGGGGATACTATCAATATAGGTAACTCTGCTAACAACGATGGTATATTCTCTGTTCATGATATAAGTATAGATGGTACTGATGTTTACTTTCTATTAAGGGGAAGAACTGTAACGGCAGAAACTGGCGATGTTGCTGGTGTTACTATACAGGTTCAGAGAGCACCTGGAGATAAGCTGGTGGCATTTGGTAGGGCTGATGAAATCAGCAGTAAGACATACGGAGTTGATGTATGGTCTTATAATAAGGCTGGCGCTGGCGGTACTCTTGCTGAGAATGATGGTTGGACTCAATCTGTTATAAATCCAACATTCTCTGGTAGTGACGCAAAATATATATTTCATTTTGCAGATGAAGCATTAAGAGTATGTAATAAAAATGCACAGAATTCATCAATGATAAAATGGTATGGGTATATAGAAAGAAATCAATTCGGTCTCGATGAGGGGCTGTCTTTCAATGAGTGGCAAGAGCATCCAAATACATTACAACCTCCAGTTCTAGGAGCTAGTGGCAGTGTATTATATTCGTTCGGATATCTGAATGGAGCTGGTGTAGGAAATAGTGGCGCAGATGCACATGATGGCATTGACCAAGCAACAAATTTTTATAAAAATAATAGAGGCGTTACATATAAACAAATTGGTGCTGATGGTGATTTACAATTTGATGCAGTAGAATATCTTGAACTATCAGATATGTTGTCTTCAGCGCAGAAAACATTTTTTGCTAATATTCTAGGTGACAATGATAATGTATTTGATTTTGGTGGTAATAATGCTGATGGCAATTCTAATTTAATTGATGGTGATGGATTTGTTGCTATAAATTCTACAGAATTCGCAGTAAGTAGTGGTGGCGGTATAATGACGAATGATGGTACTAATTATGGTAATGTATATTTACCAATAATTACTGTGATTGGAGAATCGTATACAGTTTATTTTGATGTGTTAGCCGCGGCTATCGGGAGTGATAGTAATGTTAAAATGAGTTTGAGCGCTTCTACATCCTATAATACTGGTGCTGATTCTGGTTCACAAGATACAGGTACTAATTTTACTTTGGCAAATCCTTTTACTGCTACGGGAACAACATCTTATTTACATATTAGAAATTTAGATAATACTGATAACCAAACTTCTACAGTGGATAATATAAGAATAAGAAGAACATCGTCAATAATATTTGAGGACGCAACGGGGACAGATAATACAGTTGACCAATCTTTTCCCGGAGATGTTAATACTGTAGGTATTGCACTAGGTTCGGCTGTTAATGAATATATCTTTTGTAAGAAACCTGCTGGTACTGGAACTTTTATAACTTTTTCTAGAGAATATGGTGAGCCTGGAAGTCAAGTAGTGTATACTGATAACCTTGGTAATGTGCTAACTAGGGGTGCGGCTTTTAATATAGGTGTTACAGAACACACTGATTCTGGATTATGGCAATCTAATACTTGGGAATTCTATCAGACATTCATATATGATGGTAGTCAGGAATCATTACCAGTTCAGGTAAGTGATGGAGCGTCTTCTATAGCTGGTGGATATTTACCCAGTAGCGGTGCTACCACTGGTAACCTAGCTCTTAAAGTAAGTACATTTTGGGATTTGGCTTACAATGGTAGGATATCTGGTGGTAGGGCATACATAAGAGAGAAGGGCTCTGAAGACCCGCTTACTTTACTTCTTGATATAGACATAGTAAAAGGTGCTAGAACGTCAATGCTTGACGATTATAAACCATGGACACATGAGGCTGGAGACGGATTTTTTGTATCAAGTCTTAAATCAATTGGCCCTAATATAGATACATATACATCGTTGAATGGATTCAGTTCAGAAGAAAGTTTTATTTCAATAGGGAAGTACGGAGAAATGTATGAAGCTTCCACAGTAGCTGGAAGACGTTCGTTCATAGCTAATATTAGATTACAGGATAAGAATAATCAATTGAGAAAATATGGCGATAGGATAATGTATTCAGAGATAAACAAATTTGATACATTTCTTGAGTCTAATTTCATAGATGTATCAAAAGGAGACTTTGGGGAGTATGTAGCACTTGAATCATTTGCTGATAGGTTGCTAGCATTCAAGCATAACCTTGTTCACATAATTAATATTAGTAATCCTAATCCATCAGCGTGGTTCCTAGAGGAGACCGTTGGTAAATCTGGAGTCTCTCATCCATTCAATGTAACCAAAACAGAACTTGGTATTGCGTGGGTCAGTGAGTCTGGTTGTTTTTTATACGATGGAGAAAGAGTATCTAATTTAATAGAAGGTAAGATAGCTTTCAATAATTCCACTATAGGACTTTTAAAAGATTGGGTAACATATTTCAATGGAACTTTAAATGTAAAAGATGCTATGATAGGATATGAT